GAGATTGAGGTGCTCTGATGCCGCGGATGCTTCACACGGTGATCGACTACAAGGGCCAGCGGCACTTCCAAACGTTCGACCTTCGGGAGATTGCGAATTGGGTAGTCCCCAACGGAACAATAACTGTTACGATCTGCTCCCGCGTGATCCCGGACGAGCCGAAAGCACCGCCGCCCGCACCGCTCGTACTGAACTTCGACTAGCCCTAGCCCATGGACACCCTGCTCATAGGGAATAGCGTATTCATGATTCCCCCCTATGGGCCGGGGAGGTACGGGTGGAACTGCGCCTACCTGTGTTCGGTCTGTGGTAACATTTGGGCGCGCAGGATCAGCGAACAGCAGCCCACGACGTGGTACTCGGTGTACTTTACCTGCGAGAAATGTCAGCCACGTTTCGCGGGTGACGTGCCGGGGAGCCTGCTTGATACATACGATTCAGGATTGAGCTGTCCGAACTCCCTCCTCGAACGGGAGTTCATTGTGCATTGTCAACTATTACGGAGAACGCAATGAGAAAGAAAGCTCGCAAGGAACAGCAAGGGGCGGAGGAGTACGCGCACCATATGGAAGTGAAAAAGGCGTATCAGGAGGGGTACGACGCGGGCCATTCGATAGCACAGTCTGCGGCAGATGCGTATGAGGTCGCCAAAAAAGAAAGCCGACGCGAACTCACACTCGAGTTTGGAGATTCTCAGGTCACCGTCTTTGACGGGGCGGACGAGCCTTTGGTCAGAATCCCGTTGTGGAATGGTGATGCCAGGATCGAAGCTAGCTGGCAGCACCGCATCAGTGAGCTGATTGCGCACCGCGAGGCAACGGTGATAAAGGCGCGCCTCGGAATACACCTGTTGATTACACTCGAAGAGACGGCAAGCAAGATCCGGGACGACGTCCTTAGCAAGCTGGGGCACCGCAGTATCAAGCTCAACGGAGACGAAACGCAATGAGTCAACTCTCTAATACACCACCTCCCGGCGCCGCGATATTGCCAGTCCACAAGCCGCCGGAATACGGGGCGAAGATTCTCGTCATCGGTGGTACTGGCAACGGGAAGACGCACGCGCTCCGCACCTTCCGGCAGATGGGGATCAAGGTGTTCGTCATCTTTACCGAGCCGGGAATGCGTTCGCTCGCTGACACTGATCCGGAGTGGGTAGACTGGCGCTACATCCCGCCGATGAAGCCGAATCTCCAGGCGGCCATCAACATGGCGAAGCAGATCAACGTGCTCGACCGGAAGCAACTGGCGAACTACCAAGACCCCTTCCGCGCGCAGCACAATCAGTACATCGAGGTCCTCAACACGCTCGCTAACCTCCGAGGTGACCGCACCGGCAAGAGCTATGGCATGGCGGACAAGCTCGGACAAGGCTGGGCCCTCGCCATCGACTCCCTCTCCGGTATCGGCATCATGGCGATGGGCCTGGTTGGGGGCGAGAAGCCGGTGTTCGATCAGGGTGAATGGGGGATCGCAATGGGTCGGGTGCTGTCGCAGATCCAGCTTCTGTGTTTCTCCATCCCGTCCTTCCTCGTTGTGAATGCCCACGAAGAGCGAGAGGAGGACGCGATCACCGGCGGAACGAAGATCATGGTATCGGCCCCGGGGAAGAAGCTTGCGCCGAAGGTCCCACTGTACTTCGACGACGTGTTCTACGCGTTTCGGAAAGATCGAAATTGGCTGTGGTCCACGAACTATCCCGGTGTCGCGGACCTCAAGTCACGGCACCTTGGTATCTTCGACGCTATGCCGCAGGATTACGGCCCCGTGGTTACCGCATGGAAGAAGGCGAACGAAAGTGCGCAACAGCTTTGAGCAGAGGCGGCGACTGCTAAATCGCCGCAATTTCCAACCACAGGAGTAGTGCTATGACTAGCATGTTTGATCCTGCCCAGTTCTTCGAGAACGAGATTTCCTCGGAGATGGCAACGAAGCGTGTCGATCCCCCGGCGGGTCGGTACAACTTTCAGATCACGGAAATCGCGCTGAAGAAGTTCGACGCGAAGGAGCCCGGAGGGAAGGACTCCTACCGGCTCGAGTTCACCTGCGAAGCCGACGCGCATCAGTCGGCACCGGACGGCTCGAACATCGCGGAAGCAATCGGGCGTGACAAGTTCTTCGGGCGCTATTCCGGCTGGGCTGACCTGACGCCCTCCGGTGCGTGGGAACTCGGCCCCGGCAAGAACATCACGCTCGGGGCGATTCGTGAAGCCACCGGCCTCAATGTGCCCGGCCAGCCGTTCCGTATCGGGATGCTCAAGGGGCAGGTGTTCAACGGGGATCTGTACTTCCGCCAGGACGATAAGGACCCGGAGAAGCGCTACGCGGAAATCCGCAATCCCCTTCCGCGGCAGTAAGAAAGAAGCCCCTTCAACTTGAGGGGGCTTTCTTCTTACCCGAGGGAGGACAGATGCACTACGTCAAGCTGGACAAGGTTCGCGTGCCGGACGACAGGATGCGGAAAGAGTTCGATGAAGATGCGCACGACGAACTTTGCATGAGCATCATGAAGCACGGACTGCTGCACCCAATTACCCTCGCGCCACAGCCCGATGGCACGTTCGCTCTGGTTGCTGGCGAGCGGCGACTCCGGGCAATGCGAGACTTGATCAGTGCCGAACAGGAGTTCCTGTGTGGCGGGGACCCGGTTCCTGTGGACATGGTGCCCTACCTCCACACGCACGAAACAGAGTCGATCGCGCTGCTCGAAGTTGAACTCGAGGAGAACGTGAAACGGAAAGACCTGACTGCGATCGAACAGGTCCAGGCGAGGAAAAAACTCTTCGACCTCCGAAAAATGCAGGCGATGGAGCAGGGAAAGACATATACGCAGAAGGATTTCGCGGAAGAGCTTGCCCGGAGTGGCGCCACTCGGACACACGTTGTGACGGTGGGGCAGGAGCTCGTCATCGCGCAGCATCTCGACAATCCGGAAGTTCGAAATGCGAAGACCCTGAAAGAGGCCGCTGCCGCGGTGAAGAAGGTGACGGAGCGTATCCTCGTGGACTCTCTCGCGGATTTGCTCGAGGCCGAGGGTGTGGAGACGCGGCACAAGCTCCTTGTGGGAAACTCCTGCGAACTCCTCAAGACGCTCCCTGCGGGGCTTTACGACTGCGTACTCACCGATCCTCCTTACGGAATCGACATCGACCAGAGTGGTTCGTTGGTGGAGCACACGCATCACTATAACGACTCGGCAGAAAGTCTCAAGCTCATTCTGAATACTGTCCCACAGGAACTATTTCGAATCACTCGAACGCAGGCACACCTGTACTGGTTCTGCGACCTCCGCTGGCTCATCACGATACAGAACGCGCTAACCCGTGCCGGATGGAGGGTGTGGGACTATCCGATCGTCTGGTGGAAGCGGGGGAAGGCGATGGCCCCGGACGTAACGAAGTACCCGAAGCGCACATACGAACTCATTATCTATGCGATCAAGGGGGATCGGCCTACGCTCAAGGTTGCGGGGGACGTGATCGAGACTACATACGGAGCGGACCTGCAACAAGCGGAGAAGCCGAAGGAGCTGTATGTCGAACTCTTGTCGAGGAGCGTCCTCCCCGGCTGCGAAGTGATCGACCCGTTCTGCGGCTCCGGTGTCATCTTCTCTGCCGCGTCGGAGGTCAAGTGCCTCGCCACCGGCGTCGAGCTTGACGAGACACGAGCGAAACTCGCCAGGATCAAGGCGGCGGAATGACCGCCATTGGCTGGGTGGTGGGGCTCGTAATCGCAGTTATTCTCGCAATCGTCGCACTTCCAGGAGCTGTCCGTGGCATATCAATACTTTTCAAGCAGAAAAGTTCGACCGAAGGGGCCGATAAACGCGCAGGTTCTAGTCGTCGGGGAGGCCCCGGGTGAAGAGGAGGACAGGAGACTACAGCCGTTCGTCGGGAGATCTGGGGATGAACTATTCGCGCAACTCTGCGAAGCCCGCTTTGTCTCCTCCGCGATTCGGTACACGAACGTAGTAAACTATCGTCCCTTCGACAACGACATAGATCTCGCTTTCGCGTCGAGTAAAGCAAAGGCGGCAGAGTTCCGCGCGACACCCATCAACGGCCGATGGGCGCTGCCGGTAATGGTAGAGGGGCTGGCGGACCTTAACGATGAGATCACGCTAGTCAAGCCGAAGATCATCATTGCGGCGGGCGCTACGGCGCTCTGGGCGACCACAGGGAAGCACGGGATTGACGACTGGCGCGGGTCCGAAATCCCGTGCATCCAGAATCCCGAGATCACGGTCATCCCGATCTTCCACCCGTCCCGAATTCTCCGAGTCCACGGGGAGCGGTACCTCGCAATGCACGACCTACGCCGTGCACATAAGGTCCTCACCGACGGACGGACTCCCCGCCCCGCTTGGAACTTCCGCATCCGCCCCACCTTCCAGACGGTGATGGAGTGCCTCGATCTCTGCGAAGCGGCCGACGTGGTTGCTGCCGACATCGAAACGAAGCGGCTGCACATCTCCTGTCTCGGCCTCGCGTGGGACAAGCTGAATGCGATATGCATCCCCTTTATTGACTTCGTCGGAGGGCGTTTCGTCCCCTACTGGAGCGAGGAGGAAGAGGTCGCCATCATTCTTCGGCTGCATCGTATCTTCACCGAGCACAAGGTCGTGGGGCAGAACTTCCACTACGACGCGCAGTATATTGCCAGAAGAATGTTCGTCATTCCGCGAATCCACTTTGACACGCTCCTTGGCCAGCACGTGCTATTCCCGGGGACGCCGAAGAGTCTCGCGCACAACTCCTCTCTCTACTGCCCCTACCACATTTTCTGGAAAGACGACGGGAAAGAGTGGGACCCGTTCCTGCACCCGCCGGAACAGCTGTGGGCTTACAACTGCACGGATTGCGTCAAGACGTTCGAGGTTATGGAGGGGCAGCAGGCACTACTAACGAAGTACCGGCTCGAACCCCAGATGGCCGAGCAGATGGAGCAGTGGCCGCATACGCTACAAACCATGCTTCGCGGTGTCGCAGTTGATCTGGAGAAGAAGGCGGCGTCGGTCACCGAACTCCAGAAGGCCATAGCCGAACGTAAAACCTGGCTCGACACCGTCGTGGGCCGTGCCTTTAACCCGAATTCCCCGTCGCAGATGAAGCTCTTTTTCTGCGACGAACTCGGGATTAAGGTCGGCAAGGGCAAGAAAACGAAGGGAATTTCTTTCGACAAGAAAGCGCTGGCAAAGATTGCTGAGAAGCACGAACTCCTCCACCCAATCATCCAGGTGATTAGTGAATATCGTTCCCTGCAGGTTTTTCTATCGACCTTTGCCCTTGCCCCGCTCGACGAGGACGGGCGTATGCGCTGTTCGTACAATCAAGGTGGTACGGAGACCTTTCGCTTCTCCTCCTCTGAGAACGCCTTTGGGACCGGGACGAACCTGCAAAACATCCCGAAGGGGGACCGAGCTACCACCATGGTCATGCCGAACATGCGAGAGCTCTTTATACCCGACCCTGGATATGACATCTGTGAGATTGACCTCGCTGGCGCTGATGCACAAGTTGTTGCGTGGGAGTGCGACGACGCCTCCCTAAAAGCCGCCTTTCGCGCAGGGCTCAAGATCCACGTTGTCAACAACAAGCAGATGTATGGTGCCCTCGCAGGAGCTGATGGCAAGGCCGAGCCGTACTACACCAGGATTAAGCAGGGGGTTCACCTGACAAACTACTGCGGAAAGGCCGCGACGATGGCCTCGACGCTGAACATCCCCGTCGCCGAGGCGGAGAAGTTTCAGGCCCGTTGGTTTTCTCTTCATCCGAATATCCCCAAGTGGCATACACAAATCCTGACGGAACTCCAGGGGACTCGCTCCGTCAAGAACATTTTTGGCTTCCGGCGTGTTTACTTTGATCGGATCGAAGAGCTCCTTGCGGAAGCCGTTGCGTGGAAGCCACAGTCCACAATTGGCCTTCTGATTAACCGAATCTGGCGAAGGCTCGCAACGAGCAAGGAGCTTGCGGAACTCGAAGTCCTTCTCCAGGTGCACGATTCGCTGGTATTCCAGTACCCCACGGCGCGTCGGGCGGAGTATCTCCCCATCATCCGTGATCTTGTACGTGTGCCAATCCCCTACGCGGACCCACTAACCATAGCCCTCGGACTCAAACAAGGAACAAAATCCTGGGGCACGACTGAAGATATGAAGTGGCCCTCATAGGGAGCGACCTTGGTAAGGAACTATCCAGACTGGATTAAACAGTACCTGGAGTATACCCAATACTCGGAGGCCCCGAGGAAGTTCCACTTCTGGACGGCTGTGAGTGTGATAGCGGGGGCACTCCGCCGTCGGGCGTGGATTGATCAGGGCTACTTCCAGTGGGTACCTAACTTCTACGTTGTGTTCGTTTCCCCTCCTGGGATCGTGAGCAAGTCCACGACAGCGGATATTGGAATGTCAATTCTCCGTGAAGTTCCCGGGATAAAGTTTGGGCCGAACTCCCTAACCTGGCAGTCGTTGACGAAGTCACTCGGCGAGAGCACGGAGGGCGTGGAGCTACCCGACGGGGAGATATATCCGATGTCCGCTGTCACCCTCGTTGGAAGCGAACTCGGGGTACTGCTCGACTTCGAAGATCGCGAGATGATCGACGTGTTCGTGGACCTGTGGGATGGCCGGCGCGGCGTGTGGCAGCGACAAACCAAGACCCAAGGCGAGGACAAGATCGAGAACGTCTATATCAACATCCTTGCCTGTACGACACCCGCGTGGATCAAGAAGAACTTCGACCGCTATCTGCTCGGTGGGGGTTTCACCTCGCGCACGATTTTCGTTTACGGTGCAGAGAAGCGACACCTCGAGGCCTATCCCGGGGATCGAATCAACAGCCAGAACGGCGCCCACACCGACATGCGGCTGAAGCTACTCCAGGACCTCGAGCAAATTTCGCAGATAATTGGCCCATTCGCACTAACCGAGGATGCCAAGCTCTGGGGCCGGGAGTGGTATGCAAAGCACTACGCCCGCTATCGCCAGACCGATCCGAATGACGAAGGCATGACGTCGTTCCTCGCACGAAAGCAGACGCAGATACACAAGCTCGCGATCGTCCTGTCGGCGTCGAAGCGGGAGTCGCGCATTATTCAGAAGGACGATCTGGAGTTCGCCAACAGCGTCATGGACAGCGTGGAGGCAGACCTCCCCGACATCTTTGGACGCATTGCTGAACGGGACGAAGTAGCCGACGCCATCGGGCTACTCCAGATCCTAACGACGCGGAAGCAGGTGGATCGCCAAGCACTCTACCGGATGGTGTTCAACCGAATGAGTTATGCGCAGTTCGAACTTGCTTTGTCCGGCCTCGTGCAGAGCGAACGGGTCGGTGTACGACAACAGGATAATAGACTTATAATCTACTTCAAGGAGCCTCAAAGTGGCGCGGCCGCTGATTGAGCTATTCGCCGAGCAGGAGGGGTACTGCTGCGTGTGGAAGTACCTGGCCCACCCGCGTTTTGCAAAACTGACCAACGTTCAACTGTCCGAGCGCATGGGGGTTTCGCTGCGCACCATTAACGAAGTCCGTTCGATGTTCCACAGTGGTGGCTATGCCTGCCGCCATTGGGCTAATTGCCAGGGAGAGAAGGGGTAGGGAATTGGGCACAGTCAACGCGACATTGATTGTGCCTATTTCCCATACAGCTCCCCAATCCGCTGATACGTTCCCTGCACCGTTTTTGTCGGCCCAATGTCCTGCGCGGCAAGTTCGTTACCCCGAGCCTTCTGGTTGAGGCTTTCCCGAATCTGCTGTCGCGTGAGCTTCAAATTCCCATCCGGCGCCTCGTCGTTGAAGTCCTGAAGGGCCTTCATCGCAGCGTCGCGCGTGTCTCCATCTCCGCGTTCCATCGCGAGCTGCCACAGTGCCAGGACGTAGGCGCGGCGCGTGAGCCAGAACTGTGCCGAGTCCTTCTGGGCGAATCGCGTCCCCCTCTCTTGCGAGACGTTTGACAGCTGAAACCCCAGCGAGCGCATGTAGGCGTCTCCGGTGGTCACGTCTGCGATCGGCCTTCCGGCGGCGTCGAGGGCCTTCCCGCCCGAGATCATGTTCCCGCCGTCAACCATGGCGCGAGCGAACTCCGGCAGGGTGCGCTGGAATCGCCGCAGCGTATCCGGGTCGTCGGACGCAAGGGCCTTCATGAAGTTGAGTATGATCGAGAATCCCGCACCGCCGACATCGCCGGCAGCATTCGCTATCCGATCCGAGAAGGAGCCTTCCGCCGCCAGCGCGTCAATGCCGGGGATAACGCGCCCCTGGGAAAGGGAGCCAGAGAGATCCAGATTAAACACGTTGTGCGACACGCCTTTGAGCAGCCAGTCCGGGTTCCCCATCACATCCTTGAGATAGGCGCGGGCCGCCCGCTCCGCACTGATGTCAGAGCCGAAGACCTTCCGGGCGAACCACTTGATCAGCTCGTCCGCATCTTTCGCAAAGGGCATTCCGAGGAGGCCCGCCGCCATCATCTGGACAGCCAGCATCCGCATCCAACTTTGATCCCCGCCGAGCATTTGGTAGATCAAGTTCTGTTGATACCCCATGAACATCGTGAGGACACTCTTCTTCCCCCGCATCAGCTCCGGACGGTTCCACTGCGCATTCTCGTTCTGCGTATCCTGGATGGCCTGTCCCGCTTTCTCCATCGCGGCGTGGTCGTAGCCCTCCGAGTCAGTCGGATCGAAGTTCTTGCCCTCCCTGTTCAACCGATAGGCGGCAAGCGCCGTAACCTCGCGGTTGATAACCTCCATCTTCTGGAACAGCCACATCCCCCAATACTTGACGGCGAAGGCAGCCGCGGCGGGTTTCGTGAGTGCCGTCTGATCCGAGAGCCTCCCCCCTTCCCGAAGCCCAGCGAGTTCGCTCGCAAAGCTCGCATCAATCTTGTTCTGCTCCCGCAGGACCTGCAGCATCTTCCGTTCGTCCGGCGTCAGAGCATCCTTGCGAAGGAATTGCCGCGAGATATCCTTGTACGCCTGCGTAGTCGCGAGCAGGGATCTATTCCAGCCGAACCGACTCGACAGGTAAGGAAGTGTCACCATCGGAACGGATGTGCTGTTGACGAGTGCGCTCTTCGCGTTGAAGCCGAGGAACCAAAGCGTGGCCGCGGCACGTTGGTTTGCAAACTCCTGTCCCGGGTTGTTGACGTAGTCCTGGAGCCTCGTCAGCCAGTTCGTCAGTTGATCGAGCTGTACGGTGTTCACGCCAAGCTTCGCTGCCATCTTCGCCTGATCCTTGACGGACAGCGTCGCCCCAGTGAGCTGGTGGTTGTACTTCAGCCGACTCACGTGATTCGCAAACCGGCTCATGTAGTCAGCATAGGCCCGAGGGAAGTTCTCCGCATCGCTCACCCAACCGGCAATGTCTTTCCTCCGCTTGAACCGCCGGACGAACGAGGCCCCGTGGGACATATCTTTGAGAATGTCCTCGAACTGCGCAATCTGGGCGGGCGAGAGATTGAGCTGCGCCTTCATCGCCGCGATCATCTGGGGCGGCATCCCAACCAGAGATTTCATCACGTCCGTCATCCGGCCGCGGCTGACAGCCATACCCTTCCCCGCCTCCTTCCGCAGCTTCGCTTCGAGGCTCTTCGCGGAGTGTTCGTTTTCAAGTTGGTAGAACTCCTGCATCGTACCGGAAGAATCACGGACGGATACCGTGTGATCCCCAAAGCGCGTGTGCGGCACGTAGGGGGATTTTCGCATTTGATCAAAGCCGTCACGAAGCTCGGCCTCTGCCTTGACCAGCGCCGGACCACCGTTCGGATAGGTCCGATAAAGCTCCATAAGCGCCTGGTGCTCCATCTCGTCGAGAGCCCCGTCGAAGTCCTCCCGAATGGACTTGTACAGCGCGACCCCTTGTTCGTTCAGCCCCGCCTTCTTCGCCTCTTCCATACGGAGGTTGAACTGGCGCTTCCCCGCCACCGTCGAGGAGATGTCCGACGCATACTTCCCCGTCTTGTCCTCTTCGAGTAACAGATTGAACACGGCCTCTCGCTGCCCACGCGAGGTCCGTTTCATTTGCTTTACGCGGTCATCCGCCTGCGACTTCCAGCGCGAGCGATAGCTCCACATCTTCTCGAGGTTGTCGACGAAGTCCTTCACACCGGGAACGGACGAGCCGAACTTCTTCCGAAGCTGTACCGCGGTCATTGTCCGCTGGAGGAGCCAGTTGAATTTCGAAATTGCGTCGTTCGTCTTTGCTGCCCCAGATCGCAGTTCCGGATCCGCTGTCGTGTCAATTCCTCGCATCAGGTTCTGCCGGAATCCTGTCGTTTCGTTCCAGGTTCCCGGGATATGGCGCCCCCCGTACCACGACTCAGGAATGCCGTATCGCGCCGCGAGCTTGTATGCGTAATCCCAGTTGAATTCCCGAACATCCTTCGTATTTTTGACGTTATCCAGCTCTTCCGTCGGCACCTTTCCCCGGATCAGTGCGTACATGAGCTTCCGCCGACGCTCGAGCAGAGCCAAGAGCTGGTCCTTCGCCATCTCCGGATCCTTGTGAACCGGCGTCGGCGGCACAGGTTTCGGTGGGGCCGTCGGATCTTTCGTAGTATTGGGGAGGCGCCAGCTCGACACCACTGGCTTATTCCCCGAGCCGAGCTCGTCGAGGAAGTCAGCGAAGCTCTTGTTCTGCCGAAAGCGCTTACCGACCGTTTCCCACAGCTGCTTGAGCTTGTCAATCATCTGGTTCAACCAGGCGACCACCCCCGGACCCATGGTTCGGAACGCGCTGTTTTCCCCCTTGAGGAAATACATAGCAGCCTGATCCGCGAGATACTCCGCCTCGCCCATCACATATTCATTATAGGTCCGACTGCTGGGGGCGCCTGTTTTGTTCTTACGGCCCTCCATATTCCGCGGAGAACCGTGGTGTTCTACCAGATAGTCAAGAAGTGAGGTCTCTCGCGTTACGTTTCTCGTATACCCGAGATACGCAGCTGTAATCTTTGCCCGAATGTCGGCGGGCGCCGTGGCCAGATGTTGCGCGACGATAGCGTGTCCGATCTCGTGCGCCAAGGTATACATATGATTCTGCGTCTTGGCGTGCGTCACATTCTTGAGTAGGTCGGAAATGCGGAGTTCATACACATTGCCGCCTTTGTACATCATGCCACCAGTGACCATTGAGCCGCGCCGCAAGTCGAACGAACCATCACTGCGCTCTCGGATCAGGAACTTAACATCCGGGATAAAGCGTTGGCGAAGGTGGTCTGCCAAGACGGCTAGACGCTTAGCTACCAGACTGTCTTTGATAGCCTCATCCAGGTACACGCCCGGCGCGCTATTCCGCAGGTCTACCGACTCACCCTTCGCGTTGCGAGCTAAGATAGACGATTTATCGAACAGCGCCGCATTGTGCCGCGCGATGGATTCAGAGCTGTCAAGTGGAGGGAGGAACCCAAGTGCGGCCTGTCGCGTTTTGGAGTAGTCCGAAATCTGTTGCAGGTTTCCGCCGAAGTGATCCGCAACTTCTTGACTGACCTTGGAAATATCCTCCGGGTTGTGGTAGATATGATTCATCATAGCCGTAGCGTACGACGAATCCAGTCCAGATCCTTGTGTCAGGTCAACGCCGATGGCTTGTTTCAGGTGGGCAAGTATCTGATCGAGTGGCCCTCGCTGTTTCAGTGCCTCGTAGGTGCCATCCGGGTGCTGTGTCACGTCTACAGTTGTACTGCCATCACTGGCGTACGCACCGTTATAGATACGGGGGTCGAACGTATTGTTCTGTCGCATCATATCCGGCGTGTCCGTCAGCATATTGGCGGGGCCGAGAGTCCTCCCTTGCTGTGCGGGCTTCGGCTCTTTATGGCTGTCGATAGCTTCCTGCATCTTATCAAACGCACCGGCCGGATAGATTCCAACACGCGTATTGGCGTTGTTGTACAGGGACCACTGTCCCGGAATTGACGTACCCTCCCCGTCATTGTTTAGGTGTGCGATAAAACCAGATCGCATGTGTATGAGACGGTCAGGAGCAAGTGGACTCCGCTGCCACCCCTCCGGCAGGTCGGTATCGAGCTTGAGTCCGGCGGCCGCACGCTGCGCGTCCTCGAGCGTATTGTAGGCATCGATTTCCAAAGGTCCGCCGGGAGACTCCCACATAAGCTTGAACCCGCCGGGGGCCTCCTGAATCGCGGCCCCAGAAGCGTGTTGATAGCGAACGCCCTCCGGAGTATCAATTCGGTTCCAGCCCAGGAGTTCCGGCTGCCCCGCTTCCGGCGTCGGCCCAGGCTTTTCCGGCGGGGTAACGGGCGGCGCTGGATCCTTCGCCGGCGGGAGTTGCTGCGGATTCGGCGCCGGTGTCAGCTGGGGAGGCTGTTCCGGCGGCCCTTCGAGCCCCGCACCAGGAACCGGCGTCGGCGGGCCGAGGGGAGGTTCCGGAGGACCTTCCTGTCCAATGACGGCACCGGGCGTCTGTCCGGGAGGGACAGGAGGCGCGGGAGGAACTTCTGTCTGCTGCCCAGCGATCTTCGCCCGCAACCGTGTCACTCCGTGCGCAGCCCCCACTTGGAGGCCTGCCGCAACCGGCGTTTGCAGTGCGGTCATCATCATCCCATTGAGAAACTCTCCCCACGTCATGTCTGGCTTGTCCGACAGCATGGCGTTTCCCTGCTGCATGACCGTGGTGAATTCCTCTCCAACAAGGTCCTTCGCCGCGAAGTGGACGAGCTTGTTGAGAAATGGCCGTGTGGTCTGGGCTAGAACCGGCAGTGCCACCGCCTCACCGAGCGCCTCAGCCATAGCGTCGAGGCTTGCGTGGAATCCAGATCGCCCCCCGGAAAAGCCGGCATCACGCAGCTCAGAGTATCGCGAACCCCCTTGTTGTGCAGCAGCAAGTCCGATACCCGCCGGCACGATTACCTCGGGGCCCGCGAGCACGGCGGGCAGCATTTGCATAGCACTGTTGACACCTCCCGACACGACTTGTTGTGGCAGCGACATACCAGCAGGAGTGATATCTTCCGCCGCGCCCTTGGCGTTTCTTGCAATCTCCGCACCGACGTTTGCGAGAGAGTCACTATTGAGCATATCTCCCATCGCACGCATCAGGCCACCACCGCCCTCGATCAACCCGAGGCCGGCGAGCGGCGGAGTATTCTTTGCCACGTCCAGCCACGAAGGCGGCGTAATCGGGATATCCTCCATCTGCAGGGCGGGCGGCCCAATGGGGATGCTCTCGATCGTGCCGTCAATTCGCTTGTCCATCAGCGCGTGCCCTCAAGTTGGTTAAGCCGCTGCTGCAGCCCGGCCAGGGTGCCGGAGATTTTAACTCTGTCATTCACCCCCATACGCGGATCCTGCGCGGCAAGCACCAGCGAGGCAATCTGCGCCTTGAGCATCTGGATCTCCTGCGAAATGGGGCCAGCTGCGGCGGGTGAAGAAGCGGGAAGAGAGGTCGCCGGAGACGGCCCGGCCGCAGGAGCCGCGGGTGCGACAGGCGCCCCCCCGCCCGCCTTGGCACCATTCGCCCTCCGCAAGACCTCCGCCTGATCGACCTCCTTCCCGCCAATGAAGTAGCGTGGCTGACCCGCGATAATGACCTTCTTCGCGAAGTTCAAATCCTTTGCGCTTTCCGCCTTCGCCTGCTCCACCATCATATCTGCCATCGTCGAGGCAGTTTGTCCCTTCGGATAGGTGGGGGTGGCGCTGGGGGTGGCACCGGGTGCCGATACTCCCGACTCCGCGCCCGGGGCCGTTGGAACAGTCCCCTTCATAAACTGTGCTGCGAGCTCTCGCACCTGCGCCATCGTCTCCGCATCAGAGAGTTTCTTCCCGGAGAGTTCGGTATTGGCCGCCACCTGCCGCTTTGCATACTTCACGGCGTCCGCAGGGCTCATTGGGGCGTAGAACATCCTCCCACTTTTCTGGTCGATCAGACGGTCCGGCTCCCCCGGCAGCCCGGGTATCGGATGGTACGCCGCCTGCTCACCCTTCGCCGCGAGTGCCGCCCGAGCCATTTCGAGCTTGTTGTTGGCGATTTCGAGCAGGGTCGCGGAGTGCTTCGCGAAGTCCTCTGCGTGGGCCTTCTCCATCGTAGCGCGCGCCCGGGATTCATCCGTCTGCGCCGCCTGGAGGGAAAGGGCCGACTCGCGAACGCGCCCGGCGTACAGCTCGTTCAGCTTCTCCAACCGCAGCTGAACCGCCTTCAGTTCCCCCTCCGTCTTTGCGTTGTCAAGAGACTGTTGGAGCGCCTGCAACTGCAGCGGCCGTCGCTCTTCCGTGTCCACAATCTCCTGCGTGCTGCGGACATTCGCGATTCGCTGGTTCTGCAGTTGCTGATCCGCCAGTTGCATGGCGCGCTGGTCCTTCCCCTGGGCGATTGCCCGATCTTGCAGCCGCTGGTTCTCCGTCGCATAGTAGTTCGCCGCTCCCGAGGCCCCCTCCATAATCTTGCCGAAAGAGCTTTGCCCCGGGGCACGCGGCTGCGTGACAGCAGTGGCCATCTGCAAAAGGGCCATCGGGAGAAGCATCTTCTGCTGGTCAGGATTTGCCTGCGGAATTGGCGGAGGAGGTCCTGCCTTCTGGGACAGCAGCGCGAGGATGTCTGGACGCGGGCCTGCCGCAGCAGGGGCGGCAGGGGCAGCGGGCCCTGCCCCACCGCCATTTGCGTCCAGCATACTCTGAATGAATGCGGTTAGGTCCGGTGGGCCTGCTGCATCCTGCGTGTCGAGAGGGAAGTCCATATCAGCGTCCTTTCAGGTACTCGAACAGCGAGAGTACATCCATCGGCTTGTTTTTGGCAAATGGGTTCTGCAGCATATCCGGGTGGGCACCACGAACGCCACCAAGCTGTCCACCAGCGCCACCACCAGCACTGCTGCCACGAGCACCACCACCTCCCCCGCCTCCTCCGCCACCGCCGCCGCCACCTCCCCCCGTGAGTCCCGGAGGAAGGTTCCGTAGTCCGCTGATCAGGCGATCAACGAAACTCGTTCCGCCACCGGGAACCAACGGATGTAGTTGAGTATCCGGCAGATGTTCGAGCGGTGTGAGATTCGACAAGTCCGTTCCCCCATCCCCCAGGCCAGGATAGGCAGGATCGGGTGTCCCACCTCCAGGCGTGGGGATGGGAGGCCCCTCGAGCTCCGGCACAGGCGGACCCTCCGGTGGTGGGACGGGCGGACCTTCTAGCGGTGGCAGCGGAGGACCCTCGATGCCACCCCCTCCCGGAAGCGTTGTTGCGCCGCCTCCCGGAGGTGGATCTCCGCCCAGGTTCTCGAGAAAGCTGTTTCCGTCCCCACCCCCTCCGCCCCCTGCACCGCCCCCAAAGGCCCCGGCGTGTGCCGCCACTGCGCCACCCAGGGCCGAGGCCACAACAACAGGCATGGCGTGTTCGATGAAGTCGCTGTTGTCCCGTAGGTTGTCCACGGGAGTCAGCGTGCCAAACTCGGGATTGTCGATGTTTCTCCCGGGGTCGATCACATAGGGCGAATCCCCCACCTGGCGATACCGCACACCATCTATCGTGATCGTACCGTCAGCGCTGATCGGGCTCCCCTCGTTCGGATACCACCGAAGTCGTGTCTGTCCGCCGTCGCCGCCAGAATTCTCTTCGACGAAATGCCCATAGCGCTCCAACACCGGATCACGCGTAGTTACGTTATTCGAGTTCCTCTGCGCAAGGACATTGGTGAAGTCAATGCCGGACCTGCCAAAGTTGGGCATTTCGCCTCCTTATGAGTTGAAAATTCCCAGGTTCTGCAGGAAGGTAAGCAGAGCTGCACCGCCCGTAAGTCCGCCGACGATATTCTGCGCCGTTGAAGGACTCCCCATTCTCGCGAGGAGGTCATTGCCGAGAAAGCTGTCCCCGGTGTTGTAACCCCCAAGCGGCGTCGCGTTGAGCAACCCGTACACGTTCTGCAGTCGGCGATCCGGCTCGAACGTATTATAGGCCCAACGGGTAAGGGCGTCCGTAATCTGAGCTTGATCCTGCGAACGATTCTGCTGCCCCACCGTCGAGAGGAGTTGCGAGGGCATGAGTTTCTGCGCCTCGATCTGGGGCATCTGCGTTAAGACCGCATTTGCCGCCGAAAGATTCTTGTCTCGTGCGTCCATCCGCATCGCAGCGGAATTCTTCGCGATGGTATCCTGGAGTCGCGCCGCCGCAAGGCCCTCGGCAATTCCCTGCCGCGAACTCCCAAGGTTACCATTTTGAATCCCGGCACTGCGGATATTCGCCAGCACGCCACCCGGGTCCGTCATCGACTGTGTTGCATCTTTCGCCATCGCGTCGATCGCAGCCTGCACCGTTGGATCGCTGCTCGGATTCTGCGCCCGCGAAAGCAGTGTTTTGAGGTAATCCCCGCTCGCGTCCCCCATCGAGGTATCACCGGCCTGCTGCCGCATGAGCGCCTGCGCTTGGAGCTCGTCCGGAGTCAGCTGCGCGACAGTGTTACCCTCGTAATAGTGCTGTCCGTTCGGGTCGGCGTAGCGCTGAAGTGCCTGCCCCATCAGGTAGTTGAAGGTCGAATCGAGCCTCGGATCGAGTCCAGAGCGTGATGTATTCCGTGTCTCGTTCCCCGCAAGATCCCCGGGGAAGAGCTGAGTCAGCAAGTCCTGCCACGATCCCGGAGGCGGAGGACTACCACCCCCATACGGAAGGTCGGTTCGGCCGGGCTGATTCAGGCCGCCACCCGGGGCGAAGCCGCCTCCACCACCCCCCGGGATGATCGGGCCACCAGGCGGACGCGCGATCGGATTCCCACCTCCGACATCCGGTGGAGGCGCACCCTCGGGAGCCGGCGCCGGAGCAGCCCCGCCGAGGATGGGGCCTCCGGTCCGTCCGAGAGGGTTGACCGTGCCGAGCTTCGAGAAGTCGAGGTTCGAGAACTGATTCACCAACGGCATAAGGCCATAGGCCTGGAGTTGATTCTGGAACGCCTGCCCCATCACGCTATTGTCCCCGCTCTGGGTCTTTCCCTCCGGAGCAAAGAGCGTCCCGTTGAGATACTGATACCCCGTCCGCCGATCAATGCCGGAGTAGTTCGGAGGGAGTCCGGCGTTCGCAGCATCAACCCCCTGCCTGCGATACTGGTCTTTCCAGGTTCCGTCGTTCGGCCCGGAAAGATCAGTCGGGGCCAGCTGAAACGGGAGTTGCGAGCCACCAAACTGCAGTCCAGCAGTCGGCGGCGGGGTAGGCCCCGGAGGCGGCGGCACGGTAGGGGCGTTCGGCGGCCTCGTAATCGGCGGCGGTGGCGGATTGTAGGTCACACTCGGCATCGACGGTGCAGCTTTATTGATCGGCGCAAACAGCTGCAATGGCTTCGTGGTCCCGCCAAAGGTCGGCTGTGCCTGCGGCTGCTGAATGGCGCCGGGAGGCAGCATTGCGCCATTCGTATCCATCGGCTTCGGCGGCGCGATAGGATTGTTTGCCGCGAGCTTGTTGAGATACGGTGCCGGCTGAAACGCTGCCACGTTTCTCGTATTCGCCAGCATCATTTCGGTAGGTGTCATAGCTCAAAGCTCCTTATCTATGCCGCTCGCGCGAGTATCTCACCGAGCACGGCACAAGTCAAAAGTTCCCAGGGCAAGTCTGGACTAGCCCGCGTCTGCTGTGGAGACGGCCCCGGGAAACCTTGCCAGCAAATTCGCCTCGATTGCATTCTTGAGCGCAACCAGTTGCGGGCCAAGGTCGGAGAACGGAATCGCCACCTCACCAAGGAACAGGACATTTCCCTGAAAATCCGCGACCGCCGCCGCGCGCGAGGCGAATACGGCATAGCTCACAATGACCTGACGCGTCGCTCGATTTATGTGCGCCGCCAGAATCTCATTGTGGGCAGTCGCAAAGGTAAAGCCCCGATTGTCAACCGAACAGGTAAACGCCATTACAGGACCTCGTACTCGAAATTGTATCGAACGATAACAGAGTTTGTGTTTGGCGGGTGAATTGTTATCTGCATCTTTCCCGTGGCACTCGACAATACAGTACCATCGGCGAATGCCGCTGCTGCACCTGTTTGATACGTCGCAGTCCCAGACCCACTGAAGCCATCAGCGAAGGTTGATGCTATAGGAAGATCTATCTCGAAGGTCACGTCATTGTTAGCTACAGTAGCCGCGACGGTAGCTGCGCCGGCGCAGGTTACAACATTGCCGACGCGCGTCCATATCTGATTTCTGTTCGTCGAGCTCGCCATATTCACAATGCCGGTTATAGCTCCAGTGCGCGACCCACTTGCAATAAACTGATCCGCCGTCCCCGTAACTGTGCCGGTGTTATGCAGTCCCGTTCCCGCGATACGCCCATCGGAAAACAACTTGAGTACCGTCGTTGTCGCCGTTAAAAAGGCGCCCTGAGCGAGAATAATGTCCAGCCTTGTTCGACTGTTGGTGCCATTATTCTCCCAGCGAGAAAGACGGAAGGATACTCCAGCCCCATAAGCCTGACCGGAAGTCCCCTGCCGAGCAAGGAGCAACACCTCTTTCGGATCGTTAAGTGTTGCTGTGGCAGTCGGGGTCTGATGCACTGCCATGAGGGCGTCAGCGTCGTAGGTGTAGCCATTATCATCTGCTACCTTCGTCCCGACGTGCAACTTCGTCTGCGGCTGCGTCTCCGTCACACCGACAAGCCCAGTTGCGCCAATTATGATACGAGTACTTGCGATAGTTGTATCACGAATCTGCAGCCGACCATCCGTGAGCGAATTAATCTGATACTGATGCCCACCAAAGCCAGTGAGCGCGATTCCTGCATTGGACGACGTATGGGTCATACTGAATAGCGTCTGACCACTATTCTGCCCCACGTCAAGAAAGGCGAACAAGGACACGCCCGCAGTGCTTCCCGCAAGACGGGCGTACCAGTTGAACAACGGGACGGTACCACCACGAGTATCTACACGAAAGAATCCGCCCTGATTCGCTGACGTATACGCCGGAGGACCAAAGCGAGCCCCGGTGTCCTCATTGACGCCGAAATCTAGCATCGCGGCGTTTAGTTCACTCGCAACACCGGCTGGGAAGTTAGCCACACCCCCATCACGCAGCCGGATCGGGCTATCGAAGATCGCACTATTCGACTGAATTATCCGCCGCCACACGGCGCTGTCGTACAGATACAACCCCTTCCCATCTCCTGGATTCCAGCCAATACCATCCGCATATACGAGCTGGCCCTCGCGTGGACGCACGCCTGTCGCGGTGATGACCTCCTTATACCCATCGCTGACAACTCCGAGAGCTGCGGCAATCGCATCAAGTTCTTTCTTGATATAACGCGCAAGCTCCTGCGGGCCAATATCTTGGCGATCGATTACTGTCGTGTCAGGAGTATACCGCGGCATTAGCTATACACTCCATTCTGCACGATATCGAGGGCGTAGCCGAGGCCACGCACACCGACATTGTGTGTTCCGGAGAAACGAACGGAAATATATCTCCCGGAGTAGTACACCGGAACGAACTCATCCACGCCTACATTATACGTCTGGTCCACGCCCCAACTTACCGCCCCCGCCATTGCGAAGGACGTTCCGATATTGCAGGTAATCTGCGTTCCTATCGGCGCATCGAATCTCGGCCACAGCTCCGTAATGAGCTTGTCCACTGTCGTGTCGTTCTTCGGATTACCCTCTCGATCCCGTCCAATGATTGAAAGGTACGTCCGCTCGAGCTTCCACGAAATGGAGCTCCCGTCGTAGGTTTGTCCGTCGTCCACCAAGAATGTCCGGTTTCCCGCACTTCTGTCCGCCATCAATAGACGAACAACTGCTGGATTCGAACTCCGCGTGTTCCAGATTGTCGTATCCGCATTCCACGTCTGGGTGTCACCAGTCCACGGCTCCGTGGAGGTGTCGTCGATAAACGCCTGCCCGATGAACGGCGTCCCGGCGGTGGAGCCAACAACCCTGGTATCCCCGCCAGAACTCACCTTCAACAAATCTCGAAATGACGTAGCTCCTGTGGTCCAGTTCCACACGAAGGCGATACTCGGCTGGTCGTAACCCTGTTCCGGAAAGCAGAACCAGATTTCGGTAAACTGCGGGTTCGCCACCACGAACGACCGCGCATAGAAACTTGCGTCTATCTGCTGATACAGCCACCTCCGCAGAAGTGGCGAGATTATGGAGTCTGCGGACTGGCCGTTATGCACATAGATGTCATTCCCACCGAACACTGCATGCAGTTCCGCCCCGCTCTTCTTGAACAGCGTGACGCAGTTGATCCCCAACGCGCCCTGCTCTCGAAGAACTGGATCGAAGCCCATGATATCCGTGCCTCCGACGTAACTCATCTGCCACACCTGATCCGTCGTGTAGAGCATCTGCTTGTTCCGCAGCCCGCGATGATCCACTATGACGCCGGTCGCGTCCTGCAGACCAAACTCGCCCGCGTCAACTGCCGGATCCGTAATACTCCACGACGAGGGAAGGGATCCAGGATCCGCCGAGTGACTCCACTTCACCATCTGCGGAAATCGCGTCCCCGCCTTCGTCACGTCCGTCGCCACAAGATAGCGCCCAAATGGCCGCATGCACCCACACCTGTGCGTTGTCACCCACGGCGAAGAGCCGAAGGCGCTCAGGTTTGCTAGCTTCGTCCCAACTATCACGGGATTCCACACCTGCGGCTCGTCAACACCGTTGTTCAGGATGAAAATCCCGCCGAACACGCTCCCGGTCCACTTCTTATCCTGCGTCGCAGCATACACCCCAGCCAGACGTGTTATCTCCGTCTCCGTGTACGGAGCAATTGCAGAGCGCACATATACCTTCGTCAGTCCCGGCCCGACGATAAAGCCCGTACTCCCGGCGACCGGGGCATAAAACAGCGCAATTGGTTGTTGTGTCCAGCCGGCACTCGCCGTATTCACCGTCTTCGTATGGCCGAGAAACTTCTCTGCCCCCTGCGGCCCCATTCGAACATTCTGAACTGTCGTCCATGCCTCTGGCGGAGTCTCCGCCGAAAAGATGTCCGCAATCAGGCCGATCGAACCGACATTGTCAATGGGGACTTGCATCTACGCTACCTCGATTTGTTTCCCCGCACGAAGATCTGCGAGGGTCAGCCCGCCGGTATACTGAAAATGGTCGAGGTCCGTGTCCCCTGGCTGCTCCACGCCATCACCATTCCAGTCGCCACCCCAAGTTAATCCGCACTCTTTCCCGATCTCCCCCAGCTCCTTGTACAGCCCCCGCTCCCATGTAAGCTGGCCATCTCGCAGAATCCCGACATCAGCAGCACAGTGAAAGTTGTGCCACGAATAGCCTCCGCGCGCATTTGTAACCTTCGGCCCTGGGACTGTCCTACCCTTCGCATAGAGTGCGTCTTGCGATTCGTTATCTCGGAAGGTTGAGAGCACCTGAAGTTTCCACCGATGCTCAGGAAATTTCTCCGCGAAACGCATCTCCGCCACAGCGATAAAGTGCACGATCCGATCATGCACAGGAGGAAGCAGGTCGCTCAGCTGCCTCGAGTTTATCATCAATGCCCCGCTAACTTTGCAGCTGATGACACTATCACCCAGAGGGCAACACCTACCGTCGCAACTCGCCAGCAGACACTAGCGACGAACTTCGCCGTCTTTGTCTCGGGCGGGGGCCGACGGGCCTGCAAACCTTTGAACTGCTGCACGGAATACCTCCTGGAAGAAATGAACTGTCTCGGCGCCACCCCACCCAGACATCGCGTACATGAAGTATCGAGCTTTTCCAGTAAATCCCTCCATATCGGCGATAAGCCATTCGCAGAGGACGCCAACAAAGAATGCGGTAACTACCCTTGCGCCAAAGATGCGATTATTCCAGGCCACTTTGGTATTCGGGTCGGTAAACTGCTGAAGGTACGCCACGATCCCGGCCACCCCTCCAATACCCCCAGCAATCAACCAACCCATTATTTCCAAAGCTCCCCCGTTTATTCGCCTCCAACCTCGAACACGGACTTAAGATCGACCTTCTCGATCGACCACCCGCCATCGCCAACTTGCCGCAGGTAAATAGTGCCTGTCTGCGGAATGCCATTGACGTACACTCTGACGTTATTGGCCGACGCTACTACCGTCCCGGTTCCGGTCACGCCGCCGCCCTGGGGGGAGGGTTCGGGCTGTGGCTGAACATCCGAAACTTTTGCTTTCTCCGTCATACAACCTCCTTCAGTTATGTTGTGTTTCACGGACCTTCAGGTACCGAAGTACGTCCGCCTTGTCGGTATTGCAACTGCGTAAGGCGCTCCGGACCAGCTCGTTCTCGACGACCAGCTCCTGCGTCGTCATATCCTGCATCTGGGGTTCCGGGGTCGGCTGAAGGCTGACTTCCGGGGCACGGCAGGGCAAGATCTGTGGAACAACCGGCAATGCGGCGGCGCAACCTCCGCACGTCGCTAGGAACAGGAGAATCAAGCCAAACACGAGTGCCCATGTCAGGATTTTCCACGCCAGCTGCTGCAGTTTGTCCTGGGGCTCCTGATCCCACTGTTCCTTTGAGGCGCTCCAACTGGCCTCTAAGGGCAGCCACCTGTTGATTTGCAGCCACAAGACGCTGAGTTTGTTGCGTAGCCAGTTCATTCTGATCCCTCCTGTCCTTATCTGTTTGCGCTTGCTCCGTCACCCAGTAGTTCATTGCAGCTTTATAACCACTCGCGGCCATCTCCGCAGTCTTTGCCGCCTCAATCGCATGCTTGTAGCTCCATGCCATGTACGCACCGACGCCAAGAAGGGTAAGGGCCACAATCACGGAGAATACCGCCTTTACCTGTGCTGGCGTCATGGGCTACCTCGACGGAAAAGAGAATGCCATTATCACCTGATCTCCCACGAACAGGTTATTTGGCGCGGGGTTTATACCGGCTGCATGAAAGGTCATCACGTTCAGGGCGCCAGTGATATCCATATCGCTGGTTATGCTGAAATTGATTCCGGCAAACGGGGCAGTCATTGACTTGTACGTCGAGACAAACTTGAACGCGACAGTCGGGCGATACCCCGCTGGCAAGAATATAACAGGAAACACATTGTTGGCTGTCATCGTGACGAACAGATAACCGACAACAAGGCCAGCTACGCCACGGCGCAGGAATCCCGAATTGATCGTGCAGAAAGACGTCGTAATACTCGCAAACCCATTCCCCATCGCTGCAAGGTCGGCGTGGCCTGCACCGACAGCAGCTCCCACCGACGGGAATGAGGCAAGTGAAACTGCCTTTATCAGACGAAGATGGTCGTCTCCTTCCGACTTGATGTCAGAGCCTGCCGGCAGGGAGCTGTTCAGTTGATTGACGAACGTAGCAGATTCGACAGTCATCGTCGTTACCGTGTTGGGAAGGCAAACGGGACAAGCATCTGATCTCCGATACCGGGAGTTCCGGGGGAGCCGTTGTTGTGCCACGACACAAGGGCCATTGCGCCAGTGCTAGCCGTCAAAGTGAACCGCGCCGTCAGGATCGTACCTGCCCCACCTCCGGAATTGTCAACATAGGTGCCGACGAAGTCGCAATCTACGGTTGGACGAAATCCGGCAGGCAGCGTCCACGTACCCAGAATAGTTGTCGTCTGTACCGCCTTGATGTAGCCGAGCAGGAGTCCGTCTACGCCCTTACGGAGAAAGCCGCTTGTGGTACAGTTCGACGCAGTGACGCTCCCAATGCCATCGCCCATTGCAGCCAGATCGGCTGACGCCGCCCCAACTGGCCCGCCGATGTTCGGAAAGGAGGCGACTATGGCGTTCTTGATCAGCCGAATGTGGTCGTCCCCCTCGGACTTGGCGTCTGTCCCAGCCGGGTTTGCCGATACGAACTGATTGACAAAGTTTGCCGATTCGACGGTCATTCCGCATCTCCCATTGTGGCGTCCCGCGACTCCTGTTCCCGGGCCAAATGAAACGCAATCAGTCGGCGGCGCGCCATGACAATGTCATTCGCCCCTTTCTTAGACCAGTAGTCGTTCTGCTTATACGCGGCCATGATCGTGGTGAGCTCGGCCACAAGCAGATCTGTCGCATTCGCCGTCCAGGCGTTGTCGAGGATCGTATCCGAAAGCGGCGCCTGCTCCTGATAGTACTTCCACCGAGCGGTCGCACCGGCGGTCGGAGTGGGGAAGAACTCGAGGCTCACTCCGTTAAGTGCGTACTCCGCCGGCGGCCCTGCAGCCCCGGCGTACTTCGATTCCAGCACGTCGAACTCATCCTTGTTCAGCCGCGTGTACGGGTCTGCCTGCGTTGCGTCGTACAGGTACACCGGAAACTGGTCCCACTCACGAAGGAAATCCGCCGGCAGCGCCACACTTCGATTCGTCGCCGTGAGCGTCAATGACTGTTCCGTGCTGATCAGGAACCACGGAAGGAAAGCGTCAGTCTCGAGGCGCTCCTGGATCAGCCCCAATTCCACCTTCGCCTGCCCGAGCAGATATGTATCCGCCTCACGGCGCCCGATTCGGCCCAGCACCAAGTTAAGGATGGCCGTTCGGTTCATCAGAGCTCCTTAACACGATCGGGCACAATCAACGGGGGATTGATTGTGACCAGTTGATTCTCCGCTTTCCGGCTCCCCGCCACCATCTCATGAGTGAAGGTCATCTCTCCGATATGACCGACACCGAGAGATATTTCGTTGTCAATATAGATCGGAATGCCGGCGCGCTCAAGATGCTCCATCATTGCCCAATCCTCGCCGCAGAAATCTTCGAGTTCCTCCACCCAATGCGGCTGAAATGCGGGCCGCGGCAGGGCTTTGAGTGCGTCACGACGCAGGAGACAAATCCCCGTCCCGACACGCCAGACCTTTTCCCACCGAAGGTGCGCGATGTCGCTATACACCATCTCACCCTTGGGGTTTCGCGCAGACGCACTCCTTGCCGTCGGGTTTGTTGGAACTCCCCGCGTCGGACAGTTCGCCGCGATCACTGCCCGATCCGCAGCAAGCCAGGCATGCAGCAGCTCTCCCGGGAACACCATATCGTCGTCGAGGAAGAGGAGATAGTCCACGTCCGCATCGAGGGCGGTATCCACCATTTTCTGGCGAAGGGAGTACAGCATACTGCTGCTGAGGCGCTGAATATGCCAGCTTATGTACCGCGGCGAATTTCCGATCTTGACAATAGGGTTCGACGTAAGATTGTGAATCATGAACACGAGACTCAGTGCCATGTCCGCCTTGAAGTCGCCGCGCGAAGGAATGCCGATGAGCACCTTGATCGGCTTGAGAGGTATCTGTTTCCCGCCAATGTCCATTAAATAGCTCCTGCGCTATCTGGAAAAAAGGGGAGAACTAGTCTCCCCTTGAAAAGTCCCGCCCCCTACAGACAGGACTACCGCATCAGATCAGGGGAACGTGACGTTGCCGAGGTAGGCCGTCGTCCGCTCGTGGTGGAACTCGAGTCCGCACTCCGTGAGCCACATCCCCTTCTTCCGGTCCTCATCGTTGTTCTGGATGTTGTCCTGGAAGTCCGTGTCCCGCCCTTTCATGAAGCGGTAACGGAGCACCGTCGGATCCAGGACGAACATCGAGTTCGTGTACCTGGCGTGGGTGTTGAGAAGCGGATGGCTCTTGAGGTAGATCGTCCCCTGCGGGATTTTGAACGTTTCGAAGTTCATCCCGTAGACCTTGACCGTGTCGCCGAAGTTGATACGCACGTTGGTCTGGTTCGCGATCAGCAGATTCAGCGCGTTGAGCGCGCCGTTGCCACAGAACGCGATACGCTCAGAGCCGGCCTCGGACTGGTAGTCAAAGACAGGGAAGAGCGCATTCAGGAGCGTCGTCACCGTCGGCGTCGTCGCGAAGATCGTACGGTTCGTCGTGATGAAGCTTCGGATGCCACCGGTGTAGCGCTTCGGCTTGCCGTTGGACCCCGTCGTTTCGTTCTTCACGCCGAAGAGAAACGCCCACTCCAGCGCGATCGAGTGGTCGAACATCTTACGCTTCTTGTCGGTCTGGACCGGATCACCAGTACGGGTCCGCGTAACACTGGCCGTGCCGGTGATGTCATAGATCGTCTTGAAGATCTGCGTGAAGTTGTTTTTCTTCGTCGGGTTTCGGCTGCTTGCCGTCGGCGCGCCCGTACCTTCCGCGAAGACGTTTCCGATCTTCGTCAGCGAGGTCGAAGCCGGGATGGCAGCAATCGTGGTACCCGCCGCTCCGCGAACGACCGTAGCCTGCGTGTCGGTGGCTACCGATGCAACCTCGATCAGTTCGTTGTCGTACGCCGCTTGATCCGCCTTCTCCACGAGGAGCAGGTCGCCCGCGACGAGGTCAAAGAGCCCGCCGCCGGACGCATTGATCGTGGTCGAGCCGGAGTTGGCCGCGAGGCCAGTCGTCTCCGTGACTCGGACCGAGTTGAGTTGCTCTTCGTACCAGGCGAATTCCGGGTCGTCGGTCGACTCGGACTTCATCTTCGAGAGCAGCGCGGTGAGCGGAGCCATGCCGTTGGGCTGTCTCCACAAGATGGTTTCACGAAAGTTTTTGGGGCGCTGGTCCGTGGTCCAGTCTCCGGTTCCCCGAAGGCCCGCAATGGAAGGCATAGTTTAGTCCTCGTCGTCCGTAAGAAATTGGTCCCAGCCGCTTTTCTGCGCGGGCTTGGAGGGCGCTGGGGCGGCCCTTCCTCGCGCAACCGGGGTAAACGGCGCGACAGGCGCAGCGGTCTGTACTGAGGCGGCGGGGGTGCTCACAGGCGGAGAACCCGTGCCCTGCGCCGGCAGCTTCAGTATATCACGCGTGAACTGTCCGACCTTAGCTATCGCTTCTTCTTTCGACAGCTTCAGTCCCATTGCCTTGACCGCTCGCAACGAAGCCTCAATTGCCGGACGGTACTCCGGCTTATTAAGGTCTGCGTTTGCCGAGTAGAACTCGCTCCAGGCCTGATCCGCCCCACGCCCCCGTTGGATGTGGGAGTCCAGCATCTGCGGTAGCGCTTGTGCCATATGCGCCATCGCCAGCTGTGCTCCGTCCAGTGCGGCCTGCGCCATCATCTGCGGAATAACCGTGTCCGGGCTGGTAATCAGGGCGGCTTTGTCGTCGTCCGTAAGGCCAGTCGCGTACATGTCCCGCAGGCTGTTGCGAATGTTGTCGCGGGCCTGCTGCTGTTGCTGCGCGATTTCCTCCTGCGTCGGGGCCGGCGTCACAGGAGTCGTGGGCGCGGGTGTCGCAGGTGGAGTCGCGGCAGCCGGGGCTGCGGGAGGAGCACCAGCGGGTGCGGCGGGCGTTGCCGGAGTGGCAGGAGGTGTCGCTACCGGCGCAGGCGCCTCGCCCGCTGGCGTTCCTGTAGGATCAGCTTCCGGGAGCTCGTCATCCTCGACCTCGTCCAGATCGTCGGCGAGAGAGTCCCATTTAACGTCAGACGCTTCGTCCGGCGCAGGAAGTTTGTCGTCTTTCGGCTCCTGCGGGGCCAGTACGGCACCCCCGCCGGCGATGCTCGGCGCGCCTTCTTTGTCCATCTTGCTGACGCTAATCCTCATTGTCCATATCCTCCAGCATTCGTTGAACCTCGGTCTCGAGGGTTTCGATCATCAGATCCCAATGCCCGACTGCATTCATCAGACCGGCGCCCTCCCCATTCATGTAGTTCCGTTCCATCGCCTCATCCACAGATTTGATTGGGTTCAGCGCCATCCGCGCACGGCCATCAATCTGGGCCTTTACCACCTGCTCCCACCTCTGGAACGCAGGCATTTGCTTGATTGCTCGCGCATTTTCAAGGAGTTGGCGCAGACTGTCAAACTCGATTGCCTTGTCCATTACTGCCCCCCGGTGGCTACATTAATTCCAGCGCCATTCATCACCATGTCCTGCGGAGCTCCCACACCCGTCGCCGTCATTGGGACCAGATTCCCTGCCTGTGCCCCCGTTTGCACCTGTGCATCCGGCACGACATTAACACGGAAGCGCTCGAGATTCCGCACGCCCGAAAGGGTTGCGCCATATCCAAAGAGTCGGGCCCAGTCGTAGGCCTGTGCCACCTGTGGGATTCCTGCCATCTGCTGCAGCATCTGGGAGAATACCGCAGCTTGAGCCTGCCGATCAATCGGCATCGTCCCATCTACCGGCACGTAGTCGTACGACCCAGCGATCTCATCCGGCCCGACTGCGGTGAAGCGCGCCGCGGCCATACCTTGATTCCCGACGATCCTCCGCATGTCCGCCGGCCTTCCCATGTACATTTGCTGGGCCACCTTTACCATGCGGCTGGCATGTGGGGAGAAGCCCATTGCGGAGTAGTATTCGCACTGCGTCTTAAGCCGATTGACCGAGAAGGACGAGCTCGATCGGACCTCCGTTGCCGTCCTGCGGGTGTTATTCAGCATCCCCATCACCGTGTCGTTCACGCCAGTGAGACGCTGCATCATCTCGATCACAAGGCCGGCATCTCGCAGATTGTTCTGCGTCACGTCGTTAATCGCCATCTGATAGAATGCCGTCCGCACGTCCGTGCCGAAGCGCTCGGGCCTGACTCGAATCAATTTCCCAGGACCCGGACCCTCCACGTCCTTCGCCACGAGGACTGAGGGATCGTAGATGATCTGATCGTTGAGGACCTTCCGGACGTTGTAGAAGTGGCTATTAAAGAGCCAGTCGAGGGTCTCATTCAGCGGCTGGAGCAGCTCCAGCATTCCGCGCTTCGACGTGTTGTACCCCTCGATTTCGTGCTCCAGCACGTCATACATAAACTCGTTATGGTACCAACCCTGCGGCTGGGCGCTGATAATCACCGCGTCATTCGCAACGGTGAAGGACCACTTCTCTAGATAATCTCGCGGGGCAAGCTCGAGATCCCGCGGCACAAGCTCGATCGTGATCTCCGTCAGGTCGCACCCCATCGCCCCATCACCGGAACCACCAGCGCTCGGAAGATTCATGCCCGGGCTCATCTGTAACCCGTTCGGATTGTTAGTTCCTGTGGCTCTGCGGCTCTGCGCAATGGGCTCAATGTAGTCCGTGTTGTAATACTTCCCAAGGGCCTCCCCGTCCTTGATTCGCGGCATCGCGACGAAGCCATCATGCCCCGCGAATTCACCCTGTTGAAAGTTCGCCAGGGTCACGGTTGGGTCGTGGAGAAAGTCGTGGGGGCGTACATTGAACAGCCGAATCCCCTGATACCCAATAACTTCGCGCGAGCTCCACTCTCTCTTCGGAGTCGCGAAAGGAACCGGGAGGCCAGCAAAGCTTGGCTGCACTATCCTGGCCTCCGGGATGAAGGTGCGCTCCACATCCCAGGTCATCCCAATAATGCCTTCCCCGTACTTCCCCTGATCCATCAGCCAGATGTAGTACTGCACGAGGTTCCGCCCCGTAATCAGGAAGTACGAAATCATGGCCTCGACAGCCTGCTCACCGTCCTGCGCCTCACCGGAGTTGCCTTGAAACTGGTGAATCGGATCTCGCGCGAGAAACACACTAGTCCAGTACGTATGCGCTGTGAGAAGGGTCGCGTACGAATAGGGGATTGTCACCGTCGTATACGTCGGGAATCCCTGTTCCTTCTTGCTCGTTCGTCTGCGAGAGTCCGCCTCTGTCTCCTTGACATACGCAGAAAAGATGTTCTCGGCCGTCTGCCACTTGTCCAGCCTATCGGACTGTCGATTCCGTGCCTGCTGTACGCGCGACATGATGAAGGAGAGCACTTTCGTATGCTTCTCCGAGTCCTTCTTGATCTCCACAATATACGGCTGAAGTGTGGCCATCACGGCGCTCCCATGAAAGATGTCTTCCCACCATCAAGTTCCTCATCCTCCTCCCGGAGCCGCCGGAACTCACCTTCGTAATCCGATACGATCTGGCCCTTCTTCATCTTCCAGCTGATTCCGATCGACACAGCGTCGAGCAGGTCCACCTTCCCCCCATACCCCGGGCCGTAGAGCTCGAAGACCTCGAGGAACTCCGACATCTCCTCCCGCACCCACAGATTCCCGTAGGGGGCTACCTGCGTGATAGCCTGAACCATACGATCGTCCTTATTCCTCTTGTCGTCGTACTTGTGGACCGTGAGCCAGATCCTTCGCTTCTGGATCTCCTGCTCCAAGTACCACTTCAGGATCTTCTGGTATGCGACCGTCTCCACCACTACGTCACGCGCGCCATACCGAAGAGCGTATTCGAACACATAGGCGCAGGCGGCATCCGGCATCATCCCTCGCTGGAGCGTATACTCCAACAGATAGACGTTCGCGCCGTGGAACAGAAGAACCACAATCGCGAAGAAGTCTGCCTTTGCCTCCTCGCTCGAAGCCGGGTCGATACAAATCACGACCTGGCCCTCACCCGGGAACACGGTGAAGTAACGAAGCCATCGTTTCTCGAACGATTGCGTCTCGCCACTCACGAGCTCGCACTCCATCTCCGCCAACCAGAGCGATAGCATGTTCCTGTTGATATACCCCTGCTTCTCCGCCAGCAGTTCGTCCGTACTCCGCCGCGCGGCCCAGCTCGATTGTCCCGACGCATCGAAGCAGGAATACTTGAACACCTTGAACTGCGGATCCTTACCCGCCTGTGATATGATGTCGTAGGAGTTGATGGGGGTCTGCCCCAAGGCCAGTTGACTCAACGGCGCCTCACTCCTCGGCGCGAGCGAGCGGACAAGCTGCGCGAAGAAGGTCTCGTTGGCCTTCGCCCGTTGGTCCTCTGTGGCAGTGTTCTCTCGATCACTGATGTCATCCGCGAAAATGAAGTCCGGGCGATAGTCCTCGATGTTGAGGCCCCGAAGGCCGGAGGTGATCCCGGACGCAACGACGTTGACTGGTTGATCCTCCGCATTGATGCAGGTAAACCACTCCGGTGTCCACTTGTCCCCCTTGCGCAGCTTGAAGGCCTGGGCAAAAGGGCGGTTGAATTCGATCTGCCGCATCAGCCACCGCGTCGTGTGCTGGGCCTTCGGCGCGCTGATGTTCACCGCCATGATCGTGCGGGAGATGCAATACGCAATCCGCTTCATGATGTACGCCCGCGCGAGCGTCGTCTTGGCGGAGTCGCGGAAGGTACTCAGTCCGATATACCTGTTCGCCGGGTTCTCCAGGTGCGCCGACATTTCGTAGTGAAACGCCGGCGACTCTTGCCGGAATGCGCGCGGGAACCAGATCCGACCGAACGTAGGAATATCGCGTACTCCAAGGCGAATGGCCTCTTCGACCGGGATACTCGCTACGTTCGGCAGACCTTTTGGCATGTCAGTACAGCGGCCCCTGTTTCGGGCGCATCGGCGTCGGGGCCTTCTTCGTGTTCCCCTTTGCCTTGTTGAAGCCCGCGTGCTTCGGAAGCGGACTCGATTTCTTCGACGTTGCCACGGATCACCTCCTTTCATTGTGTTGCAGGGACTGTCCTCGCGGACTCATGGATTCCAGATATGAACACCGAACCTGCCCTTTGCGGCAAGATCGATGCAGGAAAGCAGCTGCACCGGCACTGGGAAGGCCGTCCCGGGGTCGTACCACCGAGCCATCTCCACGTGCCGTACATCCCAGCCAGGGAAGAGCTTCTTCACCACGGGGTCGTAGATTCCTGTCAGCTGCACGTAGGCTTCGACCATATGCCGATACTTGATCTCGATGATCGTGACCCGCCCCTGCTCGATATCCACCAGGAGCCCGTCCGGCTGACAGTAGCGAAGCAGTGGCTCGTACCGCAGTCGAAACGCGATCCAGGGACTCGGCACGTAACTGTCCGGATACACCTCGAGCAGGTACTCTTGTGCCCGTCGCTCGTAGCGAAGGCCCATCTTCTGTGCCTGCGTTGACCGCCCCCTGTGCGCGCAAAAGTGAGGAGACCGGGCCATTAGCCCGGCCCACTCAACTGAGTTGTGGTCAAAGGTCAGGAACTTTCGCACATCAGTACCCGACCCCGTCAACGTAGGTGATCCCGAACTTCGCCGCAGCTCCTTCCTGAATCGCGGCGATCTTGTCGCCCACCTTCACCTGAATCCTGACCGGCGTCGGCGTGATTAGAAAGTTATTCGCCGCCCCCGCTACTGCCGTCGGGTTCGCCCCCGTCGTTGCCCAGCATGAAGCGCTACACACCATCCAGGCGTGCGTCACCCCCGCCGGCACCGCGCCGCTCTGTGCGCTCGCCGCCCCAGTCGTGATGGCCTCGCTCGCAACAAAGCGGTCATAGCACATTGCTGTCATCTCAACTCTCCTTGATCACGAGTACTTGCTCTTTCGCATGGAACACGACCTCCTGTTGACTCTGCGCCGGGATCAACTCCGTCCTGTCCGGAAGGTCGCCCTTCCTGCCCCTCTGCCATACCTCGCACACCAGCGTGTCGTAGCCGTGATTCACTACGAGCACACGCTGGCGCATCATTCGGTCTTCGCCCCGGTGCCCCCCTCCACCAGGAGAGTCGTCGTCGCCGCCCCGGCGCCCGAGAGCATCGCATCCCGCCCCTGCAGGATCACGTTCGTCTGCACGTTTACCGTCCTCGGCCCATCGCCACCCCCGACCCCGGCCAGCTTGTAATGAGCATCGAAAAGGACCTCGGCCGCGTCCGTGATCTCCGGGAGGGATTCCGCGAACTCGATCTTCTGAGCCATCCGCTCGACCGCGGCATTTGCGGCCTCCGTGATCCGCTCCTTGAGCCCCATGATCCCGATTTCTCGAAAGACCACGTCCGACTGCTCCGCCGCACGCACCTTATACGCGTCCGTGCTCGCGACTCTCCTGCACCAGAGTGTCGAGAGCCCAAGGGCCGCCGCCATCTTCGTATACGGCTGTCCCGGATTCGCCACTTGCCACGAGATCATCTGATCTATCAGCAGCATGTGCTTGTTCTCGACGCTCGAAAGAGGCATTCCCTCTGTTCCGTAGGTCACCCCACAGTGTTTCGGCGCCCGCGCCCCCGCCCCCTCGTCTCGCATCGTGTCCTCCTATCTTCCCTCTCGTCCTCTCCCCATTATGCCGCGCGCACCCCCCTCGCCCCAAGTACTCTCCCGCCCCGTTGCCCGGGCGAAGGGGGCGAAGGGGGCGAAGGGGCGAAGGGGCGAAGGAAAAAAGGTGCACAATCAATGGGGCGTTTATTGTGCACAGTTAAAAACTACTGCGCGCCCAAAAGAGGCTTGTGATGAGGCCACCCCCCGGGGTGGTCGAGGGGAGCCCCCCGGACCGGATGGAGCTGTCCGGGACACGAGCGCGCGGGGCAAGGATCGGGCCTGGTGGGCAGGCAGACTGTGTTACATTTGTAATTTGGGCACGGTTGACACAAAAGCGGATTTGTGGGAAACTGGTTGCACGGTCAATCGCAGGGGCAATGACCGGAAGTGGCACCCAAACGCCCCTTCGTTCTTTTAACAATTCAAGGAGTGCAATCATGGCGGAAGCCAAGCGGAACTCGCTGAAAGTGGTGGATGGACCCGCACTGTTGTCGGGCGTGTATTTCGCAAAGTTCACGGATGGCACGGAGTTCAAAGCGGACCTGCGAGACCTGCCGACGGTTAACCCCGATGGTAGTCTTACGGGGACGAAGCTCGGCGATACGGTGGACCAAATCGCGGAAGTCTGCCCGATGTTCTTCCGTACCGTGTGCTACGGGCTGAAACAGAAGCTCGACGACAGCATGGCCGGAGTCAGTGACATCAAAGACGCGGCGGAAGAGCTCAACTCTACGTGGGATGCGATCCTCAAGAACGGATGGACCCTCCGTGTGCAAGGTGAGGGTGTCGAAGGCGGCTTGTTCGCCCGGGCGTATGCGGAGTTCAAAGGTCTTTCCCTGTCGGACGCGAAGCTCAAGATCGGCGCCCTTGTCGAGAAAAACGTCAAGGCAAACAAGGACGCAGCAAAGACGGACGAGGAGCGCGCGAAGGTCACGGATCGTCGAGTGTTCAATGGGCTGCGTGATCGGATGTTGGAGCGCGACCCGGGGCTCGCGAAGGCATACGAGGAGCTGAAGGCGAAGCGCGACGCGAAGGCGAAGGAGAAGGCGGCCGGCGGACTGGAATTCGACACGTCGGACGAGTGACAAACAAGGCCCCGGGGGGAAACTCTCGGGGCTTTTTCTTTTCCCGCGTCGGACGCTGCAGCCGTCCGGGGGTCCCGGCGGCCCGCCACGGCATCCCCTGCTAGTTTGTGCTCTGCTCGTGCCCTAAATATATGCCAAAACGTGCTCTAGGGTCCCTGTGTTCTGTTCGACCCCCCATACCCCCCGCCGCTAGCGGGCCTATTTTGGGGCCGGGGGCGGGTTTCCCCATTTCCCCCCAAAGTAAAAAAAATAGGATTACTACTAGGGACCTAGCAGACTGGGACAGGGGCAGTAGCAGGGGCGGACAAGGGGGGTCGGACAGAGGACAGGGACGGTAGGACACCCCGAGGGGGATGTTTAGGGGACGAAGAGGAGGGGGACGGCGGGGATTGGGCACGATTCTCCCCGTAGGGCACCCTCGCCCGTCAGCTCTTGCGTTGGTGGGGGAAAACGGGCACAATGGTGTCGGACACTTCCCACAAGGGGCGAGAGGAGCGAGAGATGGGGCAAAGGAGACTCGAGGCGTTTGATACGGTTTTCCAGCGGGCGACGGAACACGCTCTCCGCGTGGCGGAGAGGACGGAGAGAAAGGGGGAGGCGCTTTTGCTCATTCCCTGCAAAAGTCAGGGGGAGGCGATTAACCTGCAGATGCAGTTTAGGCAGTACTGGAAAGCCCTTGAGGCGGCGTTTGAGCGCGGGGATCTTTCGGACATCGATCCGAGGTTCAGGATTGCAGCGAAGGCGGCAACCCTCGCGGCGAGGACGAGCAAGAAGGGGAAGAACATTGCGGAGATTGTGCATCGGGGCCAGCTCACGAGCGCAATGGCCGTCGCGAGCGCACTCGGGGCCTTGAACGAGGTTCTTGCGGAGGGGGAGCCAGAGACGGCGCCGCGCGGGACTTCCCCAAGTAGACCGGAAGAGGCAGGAGAGCTTGACGGGGTGCTTACGGCGGCGTATGGAGGGGGGCGGGGAGGGGGGCGGGGATGAAAGGACGAGGACTCGGATTTGCCGGAGTGACAGACCCGGTGGAGGCAGGGAAGAAGGGGAAAGGGGTGGGGAGAGTTCGGAGGAGGAAGGAGAAGCCGCGGCCGACCTGGCCGTGGGAAGAGCGGGAGAGAGGAGTCGTAACGGGGAGCGATATCATCAACGGAAGCAACCTACGAAAGGATGGAACCATGGCAGCAGATCACGTGCAACTCTTCATCAACGGGGCGCTGGTGTACGAGCAGCAGGCCTCGGGGGCGCCGGTTACTCCGCCGGATCCCCAGCCACCGATCCCGCCGACGCCCGTAGGTCCGCCGATTGGTCAGGTGATGTCTCTCGGGGCGATGTCGGCGACGGGGGGACCGAGCGAGAATTCCATCCCGAACATGGTGCCGGAGATAATTTTCGTTCGGTCGCAGGACCTGTCGCAGAAGACGGGATACGTCAACTTCCAGAGCGGATATCTCTCGGGTTACGAGCTCCCGGACTTCAGTTCGTGGATCAGCGCCGCCCCCGGGACGGATCCGATCGCAGTGCCGGGCTGCGAAGTCCAGCGTCTGATGGGGTCGAACATCTCCTCGCATGTGGTCGCCGTGGCTCAGCTCATTTCGCTTGGATACACGACGGTTTACTTTAACGTCCAAGCCCACGGATGGACCGGGCGCTATATGCAACGGACGCCGTAATCGGAAAGAGATCTCTGTTACAGATGTAACACGGGGCTGGGGGAGATTGTGCATAATTTCTTTCTCAGCCCCTTGACACGAGGACCACAATCGGGCACAATATACGGTACATTAATTCGGCCCATTTCGGGCCGCCCACCAGGAGGAATCGATGACCGAAAACCTTGTCCGCGTGGTCCTTCACGCCCCCGTCCCGGAGCTGTGCCGCATCCTCGCCATCACAGACGCGCGACACGCAGAACACGTCGCGGCGAGCTATCGCACAATGCACTTCTTCTCCGCGTTGTCGAATAACATCAACAAGGAGGAAAACCCCATCCGCCGTAACGCGATGGAGGAGCTGCGCGACGGCCTCCTCTACGGCACGATCGAGATCCACAACGTTCTTTCCTGACGCCGTGAACCGATTCGACTTCCTCGCAATCGCACTGATCGTGGTCCTCGCGGGCAGCGTGCTTGCGCTACTTCTCGCATTCACAAGGAGCTACTCATGAGCAAAGAAACAGGCGGACCGCTTCTCGCCGAAGAACTCGAGATTCTTCTCACCGCCACAGACCAGGAGCGCGTTACTATCCTAAACCACGAGAGCAACCGACTCGGTGCGATTATCGCAGTTCTCATCGCACGTGGGCAACAAAAGGGCAAGGACAAATTCTATGCCAAGGAGTTCTCAGAGATGCTTCAGATCCTTATTTATAAACACGCGATGAAGTGGCTGGACCATGTTCGCGAGGCCCCGGCGGACGAAACTTGCGATCCCGCATACAACGCCTTCGTCGAGGCGGGACGTGAAATCGAAAGGAGCAAAAAATGAACACCCCTTCCTACTTCCTCAACGGATTCGGCGATGTAACGATCGAAGTCCGCAGCATTGAAGAAGCCGACCCAAGTGTCGGGGTCTTAACGGACCATGTGTGCAAGATACTTGTAACAGACAAGAAAGGCAACGACATCACAGACGAACTCTCGGACGAGCAGTACGACCTCCTGATAGACGTGGCACAGGAAGCCTTTCGGGATTGGCAGTACGACGAGGCTCCGGAAGAAGAAGACGACGATGCCCCTTAAGCTCGAGTCCCAGGACTACGATGCGCAACTCACCTATCTGGAGAAGCGAATCCGGCTTCTCCAGAAGCGGCCATTCGATCTTGTGGCTTCACTCGAGATCATGCTGCTCCTCTCGCTCGCCGAGAGTGTGAAACGCGCGCGGGAGTCCGTATGATCGTCCGACTTCTACTCAACATTCCCGGCGAGAAGCGTTATCCGCGCGTAATTCTGCCGCGCGACGCAATAGATTTGCCTCATGCGCGACTACTCTGTATGGCCTACCGCCCGTACAAGAATTGGCGCATGGTCGGGTTCTTCTACCACGGCATGTTCTACCTGCCGGAAAGGAGCTAACATGGAACTCATTCTGGATCTCGGCGACGGCCTTCCGCCTGCGAGGAAGGAGATAAAGCAGAAAGAAGCTCCGGTAAAACACTCCGTGGCGCCAGTTGT